GGCAGCCATCCCTCGAGGCAGCCATCCCTCGAGGCAGCCATCGATCGGGCAGCCACAACGAAAGCTTGTGACCCACGCCAGCAAACTCGAAACACACTGCAGCACAATACAATTACGAAACACACTGCAGCACAACACAATTCGCCACCCTCCCGATAGTGATCGGGACAGTTCCCTATTCCCGAAATTCCTTGTAGCCCAACACAATCCGTAAGACACGCCACCGTCTACTATCGAAACCCGTTGTGCCGCAATACATCTCAAACGTTTGCTGAGGTTTGCTCGATCTTGAAACACCGCAGGTCAAGACCATGCCGCCCTCGTTTTTTTGTTTGCTGGCAGCACGAGGCTCCGCCTCGACCAGTTTGCACACACAGTGTACCTACAGCAAACCCAGGTAAATTCCTGACCTGGGCTTTTGGCCGTACAGCAAACACCGAAAATGGTTGCAGCACAGCAACTTTCAGCAAACGCGAAAAGCGTTGCTGCACAACAAGATTGAAACGCGAAAAGCGTTGCGATACAACAGATTTGGAGAACCGCTGTGGGTACAGATGGCGTTGCCCAGCAGCAGTGGTCGCTTGTCCAGGCCGCGCTGACCGGTGACCGGCTGGTCACCCTGGAGGTGCTGCGTAACCTGCTCGCGGTGCAGCTCGAGGAGGCCCCGGAGCCGAAAGACTTCGCGCTGCTGGCCGGCCGGTTCACCGACGTGCTCGCCCAGATCGATGACATCCCCACCAGCAGAGAGGCTAGCGCCGCTGATGAAATCGCCGCACGTCGCGCTGCCCGACGGCGTGGTAACACCAAGGGTTCGGCACGCGCCACGCGTTCGAGTTAACTACTGGGAGGAAGTCGCCGAACTGGCCTACGCCTACGGCCTGGAGCTGCTGGGATGGCAGGAGAACGTCTTCGAGGCCACCATGGGCGAACGCACCAACGGGCTGTGGGCGGCCAAGCACATCGGCTTGTCCTGTCCCCGTCAAAACGGCAAGGGATCGATCCTTGAAGCGCGCGCGCTGGCCGGGCTGCTGCTGTTCGACGAGCAGATGATCATCCATTCGGCGCATGAGGTGCGTACGGCGCAGCTTGGGTTTCGCCGGCTGAAATCGTATTTCGAGAACTACGACGATCTGCGCCGTAAGGTCGCCGGCATCGGCAACGCGGTGGCCCGCGAATACATCCGGCTGCGTAACGGCCAGGAGGTTCGGTTCGTCACCCGTTCCAAGAGCGCGATTCGTGGTTTCTCGGCGGATTGTCTGCTGCTGGATGAGGGGCAGATCCTCAATGATGAGCAGTGGGAGGCGATTCTGTACACGGTGTCGGCGCGCCCGCTGCATCAGATCTGGCTGGTCGGCACTCCCCCGCTGTCGACGGAAGAGGGCATCGTTTTTCACCGGTTCCGCCAGCGCGGGCTCGAGGCCAAGGATCACGCGATGTGTTGGCTGGAGTGGTCGGCCGACGATGATGGGGATCCCGATGACATGGCTCAGGTCGCTAAGGCGAATCCGGCTCTGGGACAACTGATTTCGCATGAGACTGTGATCACCGAACGGGCCGCGGCTTCCAATGAGGGGTTTCGGCGGGAGCGGTTGGGGATATGGGCCGCCGATGGGCGCCCGTACAAGCTGGATCTGTCGGCGTGGGTGGCGCTCGAGGACCGGTCGGCGCCGGCGCCGGATCCGATTGTGCTCTCGGTCGACGTTTCCCCGTATCGCAGTGGGGCGACGATCGCAGTGGCCGGCGCCGGTCCCGACGGGAAAACCCTGGTGATGGTGCACACCGGGCAAGGTGTGGGGTGGGTGGCCGCCAAGGTCGCGGACTTGTGCACTCGGGCGCAGGTGTTGGAGGTGTCGTTGACCGCCGGCGAAGCTAAAGGTCTGCAGGGCGATCTGACGCAGGCCGGGATCGAGTTCGTCAAGTTGACTGGGGTGGATGTCGCCGCTAGCTGTACGGCGCTGCAGGCCGCGGTAACCGCCGCCCTGGTGTGTCACCCGGGACAACCGGAGCTCGATGTCGCGGTTGCTAATGCGCGGACTCGGCGGATGGGTGACAGCGAGACGTGGGATCGGGCGGATTTTCAGAATGATATTTCGCCGCTGGTGGCTGCGGGTGCGGCTTTTCATCGGTGGAAGGTGTGCGCTGAGCAGCCTTATAACGTATTGGAGTCGGTGCTGTGAAGACGACGGCGATCTTGGTGGTCAGCCGCGCCGCCGGTGTGTGCCCCCCGGTTGCCGTGCAGTGCCCTTGTCAGACGGAGACTGTTGTGCCTGATCCGCTACCTGATGATCGGATCGTCGCGTGCGCCGGTTGCGGCCAACGGATCCGCATCCGATTGGAGTCGGTGCTGTGAGATGGCCCTGGCAGCCTAAACCGCCCCTCGAGGAGCAACGCTCGATCAACAGCGTGCCGTGGGAGCCGATGGGCGGCCCCGGCTGGTCACAAGGCTGGCCCTCCCCCGGGCGCGGCCTGGACGCTGAAGGTGCGCTGCGGCTGGTGCCGGTGTTCGGGGCGGTCAATTTCCTGGCCAGCAATATTTCGGCGATGGCCCCCGGCCTCGGGCTGTACAAGCTGGGGAAGAACGATATTGCGGAGCGCCAGCCCACGCCGGCGCTGTTCGCGAACCCCTCGATTCACGGCACCCTGGTCGACTGGCTGTCGCGGCTGGTCATCAGCCAGGGTTTGCAGGGGGATGGGATCGGGCTGATCACCCAGCGGGATCGCTACGGGTTCCCGACGATGGTGGAATGGCTCAACCCGATCAACGTGGTCACCTTGGATCGCGCGATCGAGGGCCCGGGCTCGTATGTGGATCCGCGGTGGTATTGGTGGGGCCGGCCGATGGACCCGAAAGACCTGCTGCACATTCCGTGGTTTGTGCTGCCGTGGCGGGTGCGGGGACTGTCGCCGATCGGGGCGTTTCAAACCGTCGCCCAGGTCGGTTTAGGCGCGCAATCGTATGCGGCGAACTGGTTCGAACAGGGCGGCGTCCCGCCGGGCACTTTCCGCAACACCACGCAGAAGGTGCTGCCAGAGGATGCGTGGGAAATCGGCAACCGGGTCGCTCGCCGCATGCAGTCCCGGCAGCCGTTGGTGTACGGCTCGGACTGGGAATACACGCCGATCACCATCAGCCCGCACGAAGCCAGATTTATCGAAAGCACGCAGATGACTGCGACGCAGATCGCGGTGGTCTACGGGGTGCCGCCGCACAAAATCGGCGGCATGACCGGCGATTCCATGACCTACAGCTCAGTCGAGCAGGAAAACATCGATTGCCTGACTTATACGTTCCGGCCCTGGCTGACCAAGTACGAATACGCGTTTTCTACGTGCTTCCCGCGCGGTTATTTCGTGCGTTTCGACACGTCGGAGTTTATTCGGGTGGACGCCAAGACCCGCGCCCAGATCGACGCGCTGTCGCTGGGAACGACGCAGCTTGGGTGGAAGGACCGCAACGAGGTCCGTTCCACGTACAATCTCGCGCCGCAGGCTGCAACTCTGACCCCGCAGCCTGCGGCGCCCCCCACCCCGTCGCCGAACGGGCAGCGACCGTCACCGAATGGGCAGCGGCCGGCGCCGGGCGGCGCGCAGGCCGCCGACGGCCAGCCCGACGCCGCCGTGAACGGCACACGCAGCCGATGGACAGCTTCTAACGGGCACCCCGTAGACGTTGGATAGGAAAGGACACAACGACAATGGCCGACCAACCCGCCGACCGCTACCCGGACTCGGAAGGCCCATTCGCAGGCCCCAACAATACATTCCCGCTCAACACTGCCGGGCGGGTGCGTAACGCCTGGGCGCGAATCCACCAGGGCCCGACGATGGCCAACCACAGCGCGGCCGAGATCGCGTCGATCCGCGCCAAAATCCGGTCGCGCGCCAAGGAGCTGGGCATCGAGCTTGAGGAACACGACGGCGGCGGCGGCGGTCGCAGCGCCGGTGATGCCAGTGTGGAGCGCCGCAACACGCTGTCGACGGTCGAGGTCCGCGCCACCGGCGGGCACGGTAACGGCCGCGACATCGGCGGGTATGCCGCCATGTTCAACCGGCAATCCAAAAACCTGGGCACCTTCGTCGAGGTCGTCGAGCGGTCGTTCTTCAACAAGTCCCGCGCTGATGGCTGGGTTGGCTCCGGGTCCGGTGTGGTGTGCCGCTACGAACACGACAACTTCCACCTGCTGGGGTCGACCCAATCGGGAACGCTGCGCCTGGGGCTGGATGATCAGGGCCTTGATTATGTGGTTGACGTGCCAGAGTCTCGGCAGGACGTTTTCGAGTTGGTGTCCCGCGGCGACATCCGGCAGTCATCGTTCGCGTTCATCGTGGGCGAGGAGGAGTGGGGCCAGTCCGAAACGGGCTACACCCAGCGGGTCTTGCATACCGGGCTGCTCATCGATGTCGCGCCGGTCACCGTCCCCGCCTATCAGGACACCACGGTGGCGTTGCGCAGTCTCGCCGGTTTCAAGGGCATCCCTGAGGATGACGTGTTCAGTCTGGCTGAGCAGCATGAGTTGCGGAAGTTGTTTGAGCGCACCGATGTTGATGGTGGGGCGCCGGCGAAGGTGATGTCGGGGGCGCGGGCGCGGATGTACATGATGGGTAAGCGGCCGAAGGATCCGCTGTCGCAGCGCCGCTAAGTCGTTCTTACGTCAACTAACGCTGCACGATTTTCGGCGGCGGTACGAACTGATACAGCGGCAGCGGGCGGTCTTGCCATAGCTTCGTCTGCCATACCAGGAAAGTGTCTCGGTCCTGCTCGGTGAGGAATCCGCGACCGCGCCACGCATACACGGTGCGCTGCTCAGTGAGTCCGTGGACCTCGACAGTCGTGTCAATCATCGCCCTCAATCCTTCCACCGATAACGCGACGAAACGTAAACCTACAGCTTCCAGTCCCTCCGACGGCAGGCCGACAGCCACCGCCACGGGACTGCCGTGCGGGTAGCCGCACCCCAAAAATCCGGGGCAGGCCGACAGCCACCTCACCACCACCCCCCTTTGAAAGGAAAAGGCTGTGCCTACCCTTGTCGACAAACTAGGCGAACAGCGCTACGACTGCTGGGTCAAAGCCAACGCCATCGCCGAACGCGCCTTCGAAGAACAACGCGACCTCACCGCCGAAGAAAAACGGCAATTCGACGAATACGACGCCGAAATGAGCCGCCTCGACGAACGCCGCCAATCCCTGCTGGCCGGCGAGAAGCGCGCCAAAGCCGTCGAAGACTCCATCGCGGAGCTGGCCGGCAAACCCGTATCGCGGGAGATCGCGGTGCGCGGCAGCGACGGCGTAGCGATGCCGGGATTCTCCGAAGAGCAGATCACCACAGAACTGCGCAAGTTCGTCCTCGGCGAGACGCGGACGTTCGAGTTGCCGTTCCCATCAGTGATCGAGCGACGCACCCTGCAGGTCGCCGGCGTCCCCATGCCCACCAGCTTCATCCACCAGCTCTACGTGTACCTGGTGGACACCTCAAGCATCCGGCAAGCCGGCGCCACCGTCATCTCCACCACCACCGGTGAGCAAGTCCTGATCCCGTACAGCTCGGCTGAAGGTGCGGCACTGTGGACCGCTGAAGGCGGCACCCTGTCCGCCAGCGATCCCACACTCACCAGCGCCACGCTGGGGGCGAAAAAGGTCGGCAAGCTGATCCAGGTATCCAAAGAGCTCGCCACCGATGTGGGCTTCGACCTCGTCGGATACCTCGCCCAGTCCGCCGGCCGCAACATCGGCATCGCCACCAACGCCGCCTACGTGTCAGGCACCGCAGCCACCCAGCCATCCGGGTTCATGAACTCCGCCACCGTCGGATTCACCGGCGCAGCGGGCGCGGGCGGCACCGTTGGTCTACCGACAGCGACCGGCGGCGACTACGGCGCCGACATCCTGGTGGACATGTACCACAGCATCATCCCCCAGTACCGTCCGCGTGCTAGTTGGATGATGAACGACGCCACCATCAAATCCGTCAGAAAACTCAAAGACACTCTGGGACGGTTCATTTGGGAACCCAGTCTGCAGGCCGGGGTGCCCGATACGATTCTGGGTAAACCGGTTTATGCGAACCCGGCGATGGCGACGTTCGGGGTGTCCACGAAGCCGATCGCGTTCGGCGACTTCAGCGCCTACTACATCCGAGATGTCACGCCGCTGCGGTTTGAGCGGTCGGATGAATTCGCGTTCGGCACCGACCTGATCAGCTTCCGGGCGTTGATGCGTACCGATGGGATTCTGGTCGACACTAACGCCGTGAAGGTCTACGCCTGTCCCGCGACCTGACCACCCTCTCGGCGAGGTCGGCGTCAACGAGTTCATCGATGGCGGCCTCCCGCATCGCCACGTATTCGCGGAGCAGTTCGCGGATCACCTGGGAAAGCGGCCTGTCCTCGGCTTTGGCCGCGGACAGCGCCGCTTCCCAGAGGGCATCCGGCACGCGGATATTACGGAGTCGGGAATCGCTGCCGCCATCGGTGCTCATAACCACATTGTACCAACAATGTAGATAAGAAGGAGTGGCTTTTGACACAAGTACGAATGCGCCAACCCGTCCTCGGCACCTTCCACGGTATTGACGGCGGCGTCACCACCGGCCAGATCGTCGAGGTCGGCGACGAAGCCGAACGCTACATCAAATCTGGCCTGGCCGAACCCCTGGGTGAGGAGCGTGCCGTCCCCGACAACAACACTGCAGTAGAGACAGCGGTCCCCGCCAAACGCGGGCCCGGGCGCCCAAAAAAAGTCCCGCCTGGCACGACGACGACTCCCCCGGCTGGGTGAAGGTCGACCTTGAAAATCAAGGGTTTGTACCACATGCCTGAAGGCGGCGGCCGGTATCGGATCCGTATGCCGATCGATGAGCTGGGCAAGCATGGGCATGAAACGTCCTGTGAGCCGGCGAAGACCACCGTCACCGCCGACGGCGCCGACATCATCGTGTCGCACATGGCCGGCACCAACCGCTGGGACGAAGCCGCCCGGGTGCACTCCTGGTGGCGACGACTCAAGAAAGAATGCAAACGGGTTTACGAATTGGATGACGATCCATTCGAGCTCGAGGGGCACAACCCGGCACATTTCGATTACAACGCCGCCAGCTCACGCGACAGCTTCGAATTCTGCATCCGCACCGCCGATCTCGTCACCACCTCAGTCGAACCGTTAGCGCAGCGGATGCGCCGGCTGAACCCGAACGTCGCCGTCTGCAAAAACCGCATCGACGAATCCCTGCTCGGCCTGGAGCGCCCCAAGCGCGACAGGCTGGTGATCGGCTGGGCCGGCGGGCCCTCCCACAGCGTCGATATCCTCGAAGCCGAATACGGGTTACGGCGCGTCATGGACTGGAACCCCGACACCGTGGAAACCCATTTCATCGGCGCGGACTTCCGGCGCATCGTGCGGCGCCCGATCCGATTCAGCCCGTGGCAGCCGGTCACCGCCGACTACTACCGGCTGATCGACTTCGACATCGGCATCGCCCCACTACGCCCCGGCATCTTCACCGACGCCAAATCAGCCATCAAGTGCATGGAATACGGGGCCCTCGGCATCCCGGTGGTGGCCTCCCATGTCACCCCCTACCGCGACTACGTCATCGACGGGGTCACCGGCTGGCTGACCAACAACCCTCA